TCAGGATACTTCGCATCGGAAATAGACGAGGACGCAATCGCATGCACGAAGAGGAACTGGCCAGAAATTGTTCACCTAGGTGACATCAAGAGCCTATCGTACGCAAAGACATCAAAAGGAGTAACGGTGGGAGGGCACGCATCAAATCCAATAAAAGGAAACATCGACCTCCTCATAGGAGGCTCACCATGCCAGGACCTATCGATAGCAAAATCGAAAAGGGAAGGACTGCGAGGAAAGAAGTGTAGCCTGTTCTTCGAGTACCTAAGAATAATGAGAGAGGCAAAGCCGAAGTGGTTTATCCTTGAGAACGTAGCAAGCATGAGTAATGAATCGAGAGATGAGATAACAAGGCACATCGGAGTAGAGCCAATCATGATCGACGCCGCGCTCGTGTCGGCACAAAAACGAAAGAGGCTATTCTGGACCAACATACCTAACATCAAACAACCAAAGGACAAAAAGATACTACTCGAAGACATCATCCACGAGACGAGAGGAGAGAAGTTTGACCTTGAAAAGTACATAGTAAAAGGAAACCACCTCAAATGGATCATGGACCCGATAAGGCTGAAGAAGAAGTACACACAAGTTAACGGTGAGAAAGCAATCACCATGACCGCACGACAGTTCGCATCATGGAACGGAACCTACGTGTGCCAGAGGGTGGGAAAGATAGGGAAAGGGGGGCAAGGTGAAAGAATATATTCGACACAAGGAAAGGCGATAACCCTACCAAGTAGCCCAGGATACAGTGGTACAAAGACTGGGATATACCTCATCAAGAGACAACGAGGAAAGAACAAGGGCGGGGTGGAAAAGAGCAAGACACCAACACTCACAACCTCATTTTGGGAAGATAACAACCACCTCGTGGTGGATGGGTACTACACAAGACGACTGACACCAATAGAGTGTGAAAGGCTCCAGTCGGTAAGGGAAGGCTACACGGACACCATGAGCGACAGGAAGAGGTACGTGGCACTCGGAAACGCATTCAACGCAAAGGTAATCGCTCACATTATTAGCCACATACCAGACCTAAAATGAAACACAAAATACAACCAGGGGAGAAGTGGAGACTCGGAAACCACATCCTCGCCTGTGGGTCCTCAACGGATAAGAAATTCATAGAGGAAGTGATGAAGGAATCAAAGGGAACGGTAAAAATGATACTCACAGATCCTCCTTATGGAGTAGCATACGTCGAAGGCAAGCGAGACTTCGCAAAGCTCGGAAAGGAGAACGTCCAGGTGATCATGAACGACCACATCCAAACCGAGGCAGAGTATGCAATCTTCACCCAAGACTGGATGGACGCAATCAAACCATACCTCGACAAGTACAACGCCTGCTACATATTCAACAGCGACCTCATGTTCCGGGCACTACGAAACGGAATAGACGCGGCAGGATTCTACTACAGCCAAATGCTCATCTGGGTAAAGAACAGCGTGGTGGTGGGCCGAAAGGACTACCTACCCATGCACGAGGTGGCCGCATACTGTTGGTACGGAAGGCACAAGATGAACCGCCCAAAGTCGAAGAGCGTCATATTCCACCCAAAGCCATCAGCATCGAAACTGCACCCCACAATGAAACCGATAGGGCTCCTACGAAAGATAATTCCAAACAACACGAAGGCAGGAGAAATCGTGTACGACCCATTCGGAGGTAGTGGGTCAACCCTCATCGCAAGCGAACACCTCGGGCGAAAGTGCGTGATGATTGAACTCGACCCCCTATACTGCAATACGATAGCGGAGAGATGGGAAAAACTTACTGGCAAACAAGCACAAAAAGTATGATGTTCGACCTCATGATAGGGAAGATACTATGCAAAATAGGATTGCACCAATGGAGGCGATCAAGAACAGGAAAGACACACTACTGTACAAGAAAATGCTACGCACCAGAAAAGACTAAATACGGATACATGGCATACTGCATGTGGGTATGCGGTAAGGAAAAGAAAAGATGAAACATGGTAGAATAGGGGTAGCATACTCATGGCCCCGGCCAGAGGCACTCAGGGCAAAGACCATGAAGACAGGGAACTGGAGACCAGAAAACTTAAACATCGTCAAAGCAAGATATGAACAACAAGCAAGCAAAAAAAATACGTCAGGTGCAGAGGGACTACATGCATCAGTACCTCGAGGACATACTTGGATACCTACGGCCAAAACCTAAGATGGTCCCAAGGTTCCTGTGGACATGGATGCAGAAGAAGGTGTTACGAATGGATAAAATTAAACCAACACTCTAATGACAAGAGAAGAAAACATGCACGTGGTAAGGGAGACACTGAAGGCCATGCTCAACCTTCGGGAAGAGGTAAAGAAGTTCAGGAACTACGCAGGGATGAACGCAGGGGTGATAGATAAGGCAGAGCAGAGGCTCAAATGCATCGACATCACACTGGAGACACTCGAGGTAGAAATCGCAAGGGTAAGCCAGGTGGAGGAAAGGATGGTGAGGGAAGGGGTAGAGATGCAGAAAAACCTCGACAAGATCGTGATAGAGTCACTGAAGAGCGCCGGGATAAAGGAAGAAGGGTGCGGTCAACATCAGTACGAACTGGGAAGGTGCATAGGGTGCGGAAAGAATCAGGAGGAAGACTGGAGTAGGGGATAGCACATTGATTGTGGGTAGGTTCCTCATCATAAGCCCCTACAGGTAATCGTCGTGTGATCGGTCCTGATAGTGGGTTCCTAAGGGAAACCATAGGAGCGGTCACACGTTCGTGGTGAGGGCCCTGCCCGCAAGCAGGCGCCAACAGGGTGTCTAAGCACTACACCCCGAGGCTGATTTTTTAAGGGGAGGATGTTCCAGACTCAACGTCCTCCCACATGGGGTACGAGCTCGATAGGCTAGAGCAATGGTTGATAGGACAGCTGTTATGCACTTGGTGTACCCCAATGGCATAGTCCTTGGATAATCCATCCATGGCAGGGTTCAACTCCCTGGTACCCCAATAAGCAAATAAAACAAATGAGATACTACATACACATGATGACACACTGGTTAGGATGGAACTGGGGCAAACCAACAAGGTTTAAAGACCCAGTAGACGGACGCACAAGAATAGGGTGGGAATGCGTGGAATGCGGATGGTACGAATTGATGGATGACAACGGAAATAAGATAGAGCTGAAGTAATAAAAAGCCCCATCAAAGTGGGGCGATGTACATCCAGTAGTACCAAAGATTCAATCGGTGCATTTCTTCAATAGGGTCCAAGGAGCTCATAGGAACATGATACCTTAGGCCAAACACACAAACAACACACGAATGGCAATACCAAGACCAAAGAAACTATACGCGGTAGTAGGGGAGAAACGCCCACACATAACCTACCAGGACCTATTCCAGGACACGGACGTGATACTCGGCAAAGGAGAGCAACTGTGGGAGGTGGAAGTGAGAGCCATCCGAAAGGTGCATAAGAAACGTGCGAAGGCGAAGAGGGCACGATAGAATGGAGAGGAAGGAGACAGCCACCCATGAAAATAATTTGCGAGGACTGCGGGCGTCTCATCCGGTACGAAGAGCCGTTCAATCTGAATAGCACTCAGGAGGAACAGTGTCCGTCCGGTGAAGATTGCCCTTTCAAACTGCGGATAGCAAGAATCATGCTCGAGGGAGGAACAATTCCAAACGCCACGTTCGTAGGAACGTCGGTCAGAAAGGAGGTGATCCAATCTCGGTAGCGGGAGAGCCGTGACCCGCACAGCAAGCGACCATGTACAGAGTAAACAACAGCACACCTAAATCACTTGCAGGCAGTACTGCGCTCATAGAGGCAAGAAAACAACACGTCAAAGAAGAGGTAGAAATTCAGATACTCGACCGCTCAAAGCCGGGAAACATCAGGATAGAAAAGAGGACACGACTCGTTGCAATACTCGACATGCTTGCACAGTCAGCACTCAAAGACAAAGACGTGTCGGCCGCAAAAGAATACCTCGACCGAACAATCGGTAAGACAAAACAAGAGATAGAACACTCAGGTGAAATCAAGGTAGAAGAGCAGAGACTGCCAACCAAGGCAGAGAAAGCGGCCGCGGAGGCATACCTAAAAGCACTCGAAGACGATGAATAACCCAGAATCAATCGAAGAGACTGCCGTAATGGCGAGCACTCACGTGTGGGTAAAGGCGAAGGGGATAGTGAACGAGAAAGGAAAGCCTGTCGACGTGGGAAACAACAGCGCGCATTTCTTCCTGAAGGAACTATACGACCTACCGGCAGACGAAGACGGTCAGGAAGTAGTGGTACAGAAACCGTCACAAGCGGGTGTTTCGACGTGGGCAATCCTATCCGAGATACACGACAGTAGGTACTACGGCATAAACCAAATCCACACACTTCCCACAATCGACGCGGTGAACAAGTTCGTACCATCGAAGGTGAACGAGATAGTGAAACGCAACCCGGCAATCAAGCGCATCGTGAAAGAAAAGGAAGTTGAGAGCATAAGCCAGAAACAATTCGGAAAAGGCTTCCTCTACTTCAAAGGAACGAAGTCAGAAAGCGAATCACTCATGCTCACATCCGACCGAAACACATACGACGAATTAGACAAGTCAGAAATGAAGAGTATCGGAATATACGACTCACGTCAGGAAGGATGGGACTCACTGAGACAGAAAAGATACATTTCAACCCCAACGGTCCCGAACTTCGGAATCAATAAAGTGTTCCTTGAGAGCGACCAGAGGTACTGGAGATTCACCTGTGGACACTGCAAGCACGAACAGCACATGACATGGCCCGACAACGTAAGCCTCGAGAAGAAGGCGTACGTGTGTGCCGAGTGTCAGAAGGTGCTCGACATGCGATGGGTACGACCAAAGAGCAAGAAGAACCCCATAGGGACCGGAGGGTGGAAGGCAAAGTACCCAAACAGAAAGCGAATCGGGTACCAAATCACCCAGATGATAATTCCGTGGATAAGCGCAGAGAGCCTCGTCGACTACTACAACGACGCAAAGAGCGGAAGGAACGGTGCGACGATGGAGTACTTCTACAACCACAAGCTCGGACTCCCATACGTCTCGAGCGATTCAAGAATCAGCAAGGACCTGATCCTAAGGAACCTCACATCAAGAGACCACACCGAAATGAACTCGTGCATGGGCGTAGACGTCCAGGAGCGCGAACTGTACCTCCACATCGGAACGGAAGAAGGCGTGTTCGTGATAGCGAGGGTCCAGGACAGCGAGGAGTATCAGGAAAGCCAGGGCAAGCGTGGCAAATCAAAGTGGGATAGGTGGGCAGAACTCATGGACGTATACGACGTGAGGTACTGCGTAATCGACGGAGGATACAAACCGCACGACTCAATTGCGGCCGCAAACAGATTCCCGGGCCGTGTGTGGGTGAACTGGTACAAGGATGACCCAACCAAAGCAAAGGTGATCCGATGGGCTGACGACGGATTCCAGGAAGACCAGAAGGAATTCGAGGAAGAGATACGCGTCCTAACCGAAAGGGACCGCATCATAGACATGCTCGTTGAAGACCTGAAAGGCGGAAGGATACGCTTCTTCTATGGTCCATATGACGAGGCGGTGAAGATGCTCGTGGAGCACGTAGAAACAACATACGCAAGGACCGTAACAAATAGCATAGGGCTACCGTCGAGGGAATGGGTATCGACCGGAAAAGATGACCTCCTCCACGCGCTCATATACTTCAAGATAGCACTCGCAAGGAAGGCAATGTCAGAGGCGTAAAGACATGCTGTGGATATGCACACGTTGACAACTGTACACCAATACGTTCGCGGTGTTACAATACAGTAAACAACCAAACGCCATGGCAGAAAAAAACGAAATCGAGACACGACCCGAAACAAAACTCCCCGACCAGGTGGAAGTAGAATTGAAATCGGAGGACTCGCTCGAGGAAAAAGAACGGAAGGTCGCATCATTGTGGACCAGCCGTTTTGACCGTGCAGAGAAGTTCCGCAAGCCATACATCGAAAGGAACCTCCGCATGTACAAACTGTACCGTGCGTACCGAGACGCATTGAACTACGCGTACGGAACGAGCATCATGCCACCAACAGGCTTCGAAATCATCGAGACAATCAAACCTCGGCTCGCGGCCGCAGAGATAAGCATCGACATCCTGCCAACCAAAGAGGAAGACATCAACAACACAGCAATCGGAAAGTGGGACGACCTCATCGAGTACGACCTTCAGGTAACAGGATTCGAAGACAAGAAGATTGACTGGATAAACGCACAGCTCCTCTACGGAAACGGAATCATCCAAATCATGTGGGACGGCGACGAGAACGGAGACCCATACATCGAAGTAACAGATAACTTCCTCTTCTACCCTGACCCACAGGCAATGAACAGGCTCAAGAACTCACGATGGGAAATCAAGCAATCGTTCAAAGCAAAGGCGTTGATAGAACAGGCAGAAAAGAAACGAGGCGAAAACATCCTGTACAAAATCCAAGAGGAAAATGACAACGGAGAAGTGGTAGAAGTAGCGCTCACAAAGAGCAAGAAGTGGAAGACCATCGACGAAGGCGCAATCATCGATGACCCACGAAGGCAACGCTACCAAATAAACACGATGAAGATGGCGCAGATAAATGATGGCAAGCGCAAAGACAACGCCATCGACGTCACGAGCGGAAACGGTTCATCGACACCAGATAAAAACGACGGAGACGGACAGGTGGAAATATGGGAATGCTTCGACCACATCGAAGGCAAGCTTGTAACCATCATGAACCGAAGGGTAGTGGCACGAAACGAAGACAACCCATACGTCAATGTGAACGGAGGACAATGCTTCATCGACCTACCGAACATCAAGGTGAACTGGGAATTCTACGGCATGAGCGAACTCGAACCGGTAGAAACAACCATTCACGAAATGGCCGACTCGAGAAACCAGGCGATGGACGACATAGTGTTCAGCCTCGATCCAATCAGGAAGGTAAAGAAAGGTGCAGGGTACAAAGACTCAGACCTCGTGCATAAGCCAGGCGCAATATGGTACCTACAGAAATCAGATGACGTAGTGACCGAGAGGCCACCCGAAATCAGCAGGCAATGGATTGAGAAGGACAACATCTTGAGGCGCGAAATCCAATCGTCACTCGCCTTGAGTGAGTACACCGGAGGACGCCCAGCCTCATCACAGGAACCATCCTCGAAGGTAGAGATACTCCTCGCGCAGTCAAACATCAGGTTCAGCCTCCTTGTAAAGCAAATGGAGATAGCACTGACCGACATCGCGAACGCCTTCATCCAAATGAACCAGGCATTCCTCGGAGATGAAAAATCATTCCGAATCCTCGGAAAGAAAATCCGATGGGGCAAGTTCAGCAAAGAAGACAAACAGGTTATCGTTGACGCCCGGGTAGAAATCAAACCTAAAAAGGAAAAGAGCCCAGAGCAGAAAGCAAAGGAACTGACGGACATGTACCAAATGTTCGTGATAGACGACAAGCCAGAGGATGGTAACCCAGTACGAATGGTGAACTGGACCAAGAAGAAGGAGACCCTTCAGAAACTCCTCCTCGAAGAAATGGGATACGAAGAGTACATAGACGTGCTCGTCCCAGAAGAAAAGGTAGAGGTGGCACCTAAACCACCCGCTCCGACCCCTATAACCGCGCCACAGGCACCAGTAGGGCCTGCACCAGGGCTTGCTGACAATCCGGTCCGTAGCCTCCTCACAGAAGGCCGACCAGGACCAGAGGCGATGGTTCCACCTGAATCGGTACCAGAACAAATGGCACCGGCACAAGGAGGGTTCCTGCAAAACCTCATCAAGAGGTTCAGAGGGTAAAGGTCGGAATTAACAAACCATAATCAACACGATCATGTCACAAGAATTACGCGGAAGGATTAAGGTAGCGGACATTTATCCAGTAGCAACCGTCTCGGGAGACAGCACTGGAACAGGTGTCGACATGCGCCAGGACGTAGGCTTCGAACAGGCGTTAGC